ATATTCTTTAGAAAATTCTCCAGTCTTGAAAGAGGCATCCTATTCTTCTCTAATTACAGATTCTGTCTAAGTTTATTTATTCAATGAATTATACCAGAATGATAAAACAAACCTCTCATCACCTTCAACCTTACTAACGTAATGAAGATATTGTGAATTTGAGAATATTATAAGTTTTCCTGGCTCTGGTTTGACCTCAAAATCTTCAAAACAAGTATGTCCACCAGAGAAATTATTATTTAGATACAACATCGCTGCAAATATGTCAGGATTATGAACGTTGTTGTCATCAAAATGTGGTTTCATGAAAGTGCCAACAGGCCATCTTATAACACCTACATAATCAAGATTTGCGGTAGAGTCAAAACTTTTACAAATACTATTTACTCTAGTTATGACTTCATCATCTAATGAAGGAATAGTAGGATCAACATCACCACCCAGATAAACAGCAGTATGATCTTTCCATTCAACAGTAGTTAGATAAGTGTCACCACCCCTAGTTTCATCACCATAAGGCATCTCCTTCCCCTTGTTTGCAAGAGATAAATCAATAAATCTTTGACACTCATCAGGAGAAATAAAATTCTCCTCAACATAAATTAATTTTTTCAAGCGGTGTAAGTATTAGGTGGGCCTGCAAATCGAGGATCAGTATATGTTCTTTTGTCCTCATCAACTTTGTTTGGATCAAAGTTAGGATCTGGGTAGTCTTGCCATGTTTCACCCTCATATTCAACTATTAAAGGATTGATGTCCTTTCTCTCACCATATACATGATAGAAACAATCAATAGTCGATAGATCAGTAATCAAATCAGTGTTAGTTGAATCCTCTGCGATTACAATGAATTCATTATTAAACTCTTGAATTACAAGATTTTGATTTGATCCGATTGGTTGTAGCTGAACAGTAATACTATTTTCATCGACTAAATCTTTCCAATAGTAAGGTAATTCAATTACATTTGATTCTTTTAATCTACCACGATGATAAACTCCTACTTCTGGGCCTTCAATACAGGCGTAACGAAGACGATGACCCTTACCTTTTGTAGGATGTTGAATGTCAAATGGTTTTGGACGACCATCCGCAGCGCCGAATCTAGCAGCGAGTTTACCTTTGTTACCACAGTCAACTGCACCAGAAACGAACATATCACCCTCAACCACAATCGCATCAGGGCCAGTTTTACCGTCACCAACAAATTTACTATCTCCATCTACCTTCATTGCTAAACTTGCACTACAAGCTGGTTGTTGATCCAATGAATCTTGAGGTGCAGAATTTGAAGTTACATTTAAAACTGCTTGATATCCTGGCGATGCACCAGTTTTTCCAACATAAACAGGGCCATTCAACACCGCAGTTCCTGTGGGTGATTGATCGGGTGCAGTGAAAGAAACATCATTTGTTCCTACAACTATTTTATCGGCTTCTAAGACAGATACGTTCATAGTGATCTTATGTTAAGGGATTGAAATTCTTTACTAATTACTCCAAAGGTTCTTTCGGAGAAAGCAGTAGCAACAAATATATTATATTCAAATTGGCATTTGTTTGCAACAAATACATTTAAATCTCCACTCTTTACAAAAACAGTGGCATTTTCACTTTGAACTCTTAAAGCTGCTGTATCAACATCTATTGATCTTTTTGCTTTGATGGTCATCGTACCATCTTGTTTACCACCAACTGCGTTAAATTTAATATTTTGTCCTCTTAAGATAATGTCTCCATTTTGAGCATTGAGAACTATATCACCTCTTTTACAGTTTATTTGTTTTGCTGGTAGACAATAACTAATTGGAGATTCTCTAAACTCTAAACCATCTCCAAGATCCTCTTCATACATTCCTGGCGTGGATAAAATCGCTCTTCCACCACCAGGCCCTGTTGGTGATGCGCCTTGACCTGTTGATTGATGAAAACTAAATGATTGGCCCTCTTGAGTTTCAACCGAAAAATTAGTTACGCCATTTGGTGTTTGTTGTCCACTACGGAATGAATATCTCAGAAAATCACGAGACTCGACATTTTTTCCATCAGGAGGTGCTTGTAAATTTGAATCTGACATTTATTTTTGAATACAACTAATTACAGTAACAACAGCGTCTTGAGTTATCTCAACATCACTCTTGGCATCATCGACCTTAGTAAATTTAAGAACAGGTAACAATTTTGCACCTACTCCGTTGTTGGTATTTATCTGCAACTTAGGAAGATCAGTAAACCCAAATCCACTGTTCACAACATTTGCACCTATCACATGACCGTTTTGTATGACTAGTTCTACTTCTGCGCCATCTACAGTTACTGTATCATTATCATTATAACCTACACCAGCATTTTGCACAACTACATCGTCAAGTTGAGTCACATATGATATCTCCCCATCATAGTTTCCATTTGGATCTGGAATTATTTCTTTTATAGTCCCATCAATATTTGTTTCAATCGTATTTGGCAAGAAACCTGATCCTGGCTCTGTAATCACAACATCAACAATTTTACCATCTTTGATTCTAGGATAACCACCAGCAGCAGATCCATTTCCACAACTATCAACAAACGTTAATAAAGGTGGGGATGTATATCCTGATCCAACACCACCTAAAGAGACACCAATAACTCTTCCAATAGCATTCACAATCGCACTACCAGTTACTCCTCGACCTCCACCACCAATGAAATCAACTCTAGGTGGCCCACAACGAAGAACATTAGTATTACAATCTGGTTTAGATGGTTCAGCATCAATCGCATTATCAATTTTATCTAATAAAGGATTGATTAATTTATTCAATGAGGCCTTTTCTACGATTCCATCCATTTTATCCTCAATTTTTTTCTGAACTCCATACTTATTTGAAAAAGAAGTTGGTTCTACAGGGCAAGTTACTCCATCACATTCCAAAACATTTGTGATGAGGTTTGCAATTTGAATTCCCTTTGAAAATACTTCGCTAGGTAGTGCTATACCACCACCATGTAAATTATTTAATTGTCCGAATAAACCACCAAGATCATTGTCCAATACGTTTAAAACTTGGCCAAACATATCACCTAAAAAATTCTCAATCGCACAAATAGGAACATCTATAATACTTCCAACCATATTTTCTAAACTACCTTCGATATAATCAAGTAGACCATCTGCAATTTTTTCAATATTACAATAAACTAATTTATTTAATCTTGATGTCGCATTTGTAACTTTAAGTTTAGTATGTCTATCAACTTTTTTAGATAACTCTTCACTAAATTTACCGACACTTTCCTGTATCAACCAAGTTCTACCACGACGAACTAAACCAGTCATCGAATTATGAATTTTAGAAGCTGTAAATTTTATCTCCTTCTTCATATCAACAAAACCACCGTAGACTGGATCTAGATATGTAGACGACTCATTTAATTGTTGTAGTAATTGTAATTTTTGAGTGAATTTCTTCAACTCAGTGGTCATTTTGGCAATTTCATTAGTTTCACAAAATATTTCATCATCAATTTCATTATTAGTATTTTCATTAACTTGTTTATTACCAGCACTTGTTCCTGTGTAAGAATAAGTTATATCTTTTTTTCCTTCATTATAATTATTTTTTCCAACTCCATCTTTTATCTCTGTTGCCAAAGAATTATCAAAATCATTATTAGGTTCATAATCTTCTTCTACTTCTTGAAAGTCCTGTCGATGTAAAGTTGCAAATATAGCTGGTTGTTGTGCCTCTTCACCATCAAAAAAGAAACCAATTACAATTTCCCCACCCTGATACTGCACTGTTTGTGATCGACCACCTACAGTAGTGGTGTTTGATGGTAAAAGAATATGTGCAAGAGGTAACTCTTCATCTTTTAAATCGTCAGTATCATGATATCCAAGAATACGCACTCTACATCGATGAGAATAGATCTCTTCACCATTCTCCATGTGCTTTTTTTCTAAGGTATCTTCCCACTTTCCATCCTTCGGACTGGTAACTTTACCAATCCACCAGACCATAGGATCTCTACCAAAAAAATTCTGCGTCATTTATTTAATCGTCATATACTAGACACTCTGGTTCATCAGGGTGCATATCACAAAATAGTTCAAGTGCGTTAGGATCGTGATGATCGCCTGCTTTAATCTCTTCTTTATGATGTTCTGCATACACTTCTAATTCATGCAACTCTTCTTTTGCATGTCTGCGTGCTGCTGGATTTGCTTGTGGATCCTCAGCAATTTTCTTATCATGTTCAATGTGATCTTCGATTGATTTCATTTGATTCTCCTGTTTCTTTTATTTAAGCGTTTTCTGGGGTGAACAAATCTCTAATGAGACGTAGATGAGTTCTAAATTTACCACCTTCAAACTCATGTCTTAAGTGAGATATTAAATACTTTCCACTGATATCTTTAGAGTTATCATCACCAAACTCATTTATATAATCTATAGTTGGAAACTTAACTCTAATTGTTTGTCCAGCTCTTAAAGATGGATTCATTCCAATTGTAATATTTAATGATTGACTATTTAACAAAGAAAATCTAGCATAAGATTTATTTTGATAAACAGCGAGATCAGTGAAGGGTTGCACATCTTTCAATTTAGAGGAATTCTCCTCATAGTGTTGATGAACACCAGTATCTGCAACTCTAAGCATGATTCGAGATGGTTTACCCTCAATATTAACTGGGACTTTTGGTGGTTTTAAAGTAAGATCCTCAGTTTTATCCATATTAAATTTTATCTTAGTTATCTTGGTTTTGTCAAGCTCTACGAAAGTGGTTTCGTTGTTATATAATCCAGACTTTAAGTTGAGAACAACATCATTTCCACTACTGAAATTATAATTATCAATCACGAAATCATCAGTTCCACTTATTTCAGATTTAACATATTCAGTCTCTGGCTCTGGTTCAAATAAAGTTCTAAAAGATTTAAAATGATAACCATCAAACGTTTCAAAAAATAAAAATCCATAATCAGATTTTTTCTTATCATCATATCCAGCACCACCAGCCTTTGGTTGTAGTCTTTGAATTAGATCAAATGCATTGTGTTTATTTCCTACAAATGCATAGTTATTAGAAGCTCGATCAGACTCAAGTGTCTTTGTGGTATTAATACCTTTTATATCAGCCTCTTTGACATCAGGCCCTCCTAATATCTTTTTAACAGAATCAGTAATATTACCAACATATCTTCTATTGATTTTGGCAGTTTCGTTTTTAATTAAATCTTTTGATACAAATTGTAGAGTAACTGTTTGTTGTTTTACTCCAGAGGTTATATCTTTTATTGAATTTAATATCAACTCATGATCCTCTGGTGTTATGACAAAATCCTCAAGTTCTGAATCTTTACCAGCTACTATTTTAATTGCAAGTTTTTCACCACCATAAACTCCTTTTGCTGATAAATTTCCATCAACGTCTATAATTTTGACTTGTACACTAATTGATGGACTTAAAATACTTTCATAATAATCAATCGATTGGACACCAGCCAACATAGGAAACTCAGCCTCTAAGACAGGATCTACCTCAGCTGGGAGTAAAGCACATTGATTTAAAGAAAAGTTTTTAGCCATTACATTATTCGAGTTCT